GACTCGCATAAAAGCCGGAAATGCCAAAAAAGATGACGACGAAGCGCGGTTCTTCGGCTAAACCGAAGTTCTGGTTTGACGAAGACGAAGCGAAGCGTGCGGTGGAGTTCTGCGCCAAGTTCTTGACACACGTTAAAGGTGAGTGGGCGGGGAGTCCGCTTGAGCTTGCGACGTGGGAGTCTGACTTCGTGAGGCAGTTGTTCGGCTGGAAACGGACGTCTGATAACACGCGGAAATACCGCAAAGCATTGCTTTTTATAGGCAGGAAGAACGGGAAAACGACGCTTGGGGCTGCGATTGCATTGTTTCTGCTATTTGCAGACAAGGAGCCTGGAGCCGAAATATACTCCGTTGCGGCGGACCGCGACCAGGCGGCGATCATGTACGAGGCGGCGCGCGGGATGGTTGAGAATAACGCCGAGCTCAACCGGAGATGCGAGATTTACCGTAGGGCAATAGTCGTACCGTCGACGGCCTCGGCTTACCACGTATTATCGGCCGATGCTCCCACGAAACATGGCAAAAACAGCCATGGAGTGCTGTTTGACGAGCTTCACGCGCAGCCGAACCGCGAGCTTTACGACGTGATGAAGACGTCGCAGGGTAGCCGGCGCCAGCCGCTATTTCTCATGTTTACGACCGCGGGCTTCGACCGACAGTCAGTATGCTTCGAGGAGTACCAGTACGCCAAGCAGGTCCGCGACGGACTTATCCAGGACGATACCTACCTGCCGATGATCTACGAAGTGGGTGAAAGCGCCGATTGGAAGGACGAAAAGGTCTGGAAACTGGCAAATCCGGGTCTAGGGACCAGCCCGAAGCTTGAATTCCTACAGGAAGAGTGCCGGCGAGCGAGTGAGTCGGCAGCCTACCAGAACACATTCCGGCGCCTCTACCTGAATCAGTGGACCGAGCAAGATACCAGGTGGATCGACATCGCCAAGTGGGATGCTTGCAACGAGACCTTCGATCCGGAGGAGATGCGTGGAAGGCGCTGCTTTATCGCCCTGGACCTCGCTACGACGACAGACATCGCAGCCGAGGCGATATGCTTCCCTCCCCGAGATAATGGCTCCTGGGGCTTCCTGTGGCGTTTCTGGGTGCCTTCTGAGAACGTCCGCAAGCGATCCGTGCGAGATCGCGTCCCTTACGACGTCTGGATACGCTCGGGGCTGATAGAAGTCACGCAGGGAAACATCATCGACTACGACATCATCCGCCAGCGGGTGCTTGAGGACGTGCAGCTGTATGACGTTCAGGAAGTCGTCTACGACCGATGGGGCGCTACGCAGCTGATCACGCAGCTCCAGGGCGACGGGCTGACTTGCGTGCCGTTCGGGCAGGGATTCGCGTCTATGTCGGCACCAACAAAGGAATTCGAGAAGCTGATCATCGGGAAACTGATCATGCACAACGGTAATCAGGTAGCCCGGTGGATGATGGGGAATGTCAGCGTGCGACAAGACCCCGCCGGGAATCTTAAACCAGACAAATCTAAGTCGTCCGAGAAAATCGATGGGATCGTGGCGGCAATCATGGCGCTCGGCCGCGCTATGGTAACGGACGCTGCCGGAAGCATCTACAACAATCCGGTGGAAGGCTGGTTATGAAGCTATTCGGCTACGAATTACGTTTAGCGAAGCAACCCAGGCCAGACCCCTGGAGCGACTTCTGGTTTTCTGGGCCTAGTTTCGAATCATCTTCCGGCGTGGACGTGAGCGAAGACTCTGCCTTGCGGTACTCGACGGTCTGGGCCTGCGTGAAGGTCATATCCGAAGACCTGGCGAGCCTGCCGTTGATCGTTTACGAACGAGAAGGCAAGAATAAGAATCGAGCCATCGATCATCCGCTCTATCCGATTCTGCATGACGCGCCGAATCCGGAAATGACGGCGATGCAGTTCCGCGAGGCCATGCAGGCGCATATCCTCACCTGGGGAAATGCTTATGCTGAGATCGCGCGCGACGGTCGGGGATTGCCGACAGCCCTTTGGCCGCTAAATCCCGGGAAGATGCGGGTTGAACGCGACAAGGGTACGAATGAACTCGTGTACCGATACCAGGATACGGCCGGTCCGAAGATATTTTCGAAGTCTGACATCCTGCATATCGCAGGTCTTGGCTTCAATGGCCTGATCGGCTATTCGGTGATTCAGTACCAGGCCGAAGCTATTGGCGCAGGCATCTCGGGGCAGCAGACGCAAGGATCGACGTTCAAAAACGGCGCGCAGATGCGCCTCGCGCTTAGTCACCCGGCTCCGAAAGCTCCCGGGAAAGAGGGGCGAGACGCATTCAGGGCTGAAATGCAGAAGGAATACGGCGGATCAGCCAATGCCGGGAAGATACTGACGTTGTGGGAAGGCATGACGGTCCACGCCATGAACTTCTCGCCGGCCGACGCGCAATTCCTGGACAGCCGAAAATTCTCGCAGCTGGATATATGCTCGATCTTCCGTGTCCCGCCGCACAAGATTATGAACCTGGATCGCGCGACATTCAGCAATATTGAACAGCAATCGATCAGTTACGTCGTTGACACCATCCGTCCGTGGGCCGTGCGTTGGGAACAGCAGATCAACATGAAACTGCTCGACGGAGAGAGATACTTCGCCGAACATCTGATGGATGGCCTATTGCGTGGTGATCTGCAAAGTCGATACCAAGCATATGCGACTGCCCGGCAGTGGGGATGGTTAAGCGTAAACGATATTCGCGCCCTGGAAAATCTTAATCCGGTGGAAAGTGGCGATCAGTACATTGTCCCGATGAATATGACGGAAGCGGGAAAGCCGCCGCCTGAACCGAAACAGGACGCAACGCAAGCAGACGAAGCACCGAAACTTGCGGAGGAGAAATCCAGTGCCAGTTGATACGAACGAAGAGTCAGTACGAATTCGAGTTAAAGACCCGAGCGAATTCGATGAAGGCACGTTCCGGACGATAAGCATCAGCGAGGAACAAGGCATCAAAGCCGTCATCGGAAAGTACAAAGCCGATCCCGCCGGAAGTACACACGTACAATCCTATATCTTCGAAAAGTCGAAATGGTCCGCGGCAGAGGCGGACAAATGGGTAAAGGAACACAAGCGCGCTTCTTCCATCGATGGGCGCCAGACTCGCGTCATCGAACCCGAAGAAAGCGAGATGCGATTTGAATTCGACAAGGTGGATGGCCCGAAGATATACGGATATGCGGCCGTGTTTAATTCCAAGACGCCGCTCTACAGTGGCTTCTATGAGCAGGTCGCTCCGGGTGCATTCAGCGAATCGCTTCGCAATCATAACATCTACGCCTTGTGGCAGCACGATTGGTCCATGCCGCTGGGCGACATCAAGTCCGGAACGCTGCGCGTCTGGGAAGATGACAAGGGTCTCGCCTATGCGCTCAATCCGGGCGATACGGATTATGCCGTGAACCTCGTCAAGAACGTCAAGCGAGGTGTAGTAAGGCAATCAAGTTTCGGATTCGACATTTTGAAGTGTTCGAATACGAGAGATCAGGACACCAATGCCATTACGCGGACCATCCAGAATGTACGTTTGTACGATGTCAGTCCCGTAACGCTTGGTGCATATCCTCAAACCGAGGGGTTGAATGTGCGTGATGTACGTATGGCGAAAGACGGTCAACGGACTGTCTACCTCGACGGGGACGAAGTAATCGAACCTCCCACGGTGGAGGATTCGAGCAACGTACCATCGGCGAAGGAAATCAATGAAATGGTCGAAAACCTAAAGAAGAGATTCAAGTGATTCATTCGCCGAAATCGATAACATCTGCGACCGCGGATGCGGTCGTTTCCAATCGAAGAGGTGATCATGCCTAAGAACAATGTGGATCGCGTCCTTGAACTGCAAAAGCGCATCAATTTGTTTTTGCAGGAATTGGATACGATGAAATCGGCGGCCGCAACCGAGGGCCGCGATCAGACCGTTGAGGAGCGCAAGCGGGCGCTTGAGATTATTACCATTCTCGGCGGCCTGAACGATGAACTCGACAACGAGAAGAAGGAAAACGATCTTCGTGATCGATTGTCGCAGGTCGCCCGTGAGCCGGTCAAGCCGGAATTGACGCGCGACTCCAAGCAGGAAGAGTATCCCGGACTCCCTCCGCGAGAACAGCGATTCAATTCGTTTGGGGAGCAGTTGCAGGCGATCGTCCGAGCGAGTCAGCCGGGCGGACAGAACGACCGGCGGCTCATGCGTTCGTCCGGAGCCAACGAGAGCAATCCGAGCGACGGCGGATTTTTGGTCCAGACGGATTTCTCGACAGAACTCCTGCGCAACGTCTACAGGATGTCTCCGCTCGTTGCCGCCGTCCGGAAGATTCAGATCGGCGCCAATAGCAACAGTCTGAAGATCAACGCCTTTAACGAGTCCAGCCGCGTTTCGTCCATTCTGGGCGGCGTGATCATGTACTGGCTCGGCGAAGGTTACGATAAGACGCCGACACATCCCGAATTCAGGCAGATGGAACTCAGCCTCAAGAAAGTCGCCGGCCTGATGTACTGCACCGACGAACTTTTAGAGGACGCTACTTCTCTTGAAACCATTGCGCGCGAAGCCTTCACCGAAGCCCTCGATGTGGAACTCGAGCGCGTGATCGTTCGTGGCGTCGGTGGTGGACAGCCGCTCGGCATTCTCGGATCGCCGGCGATTATCGCCCTGACTCGTAACGCCGCAGGCAATACCGTTCAGGCCGAAGACGTAATCAACATGTGGTCGCGGTTGTATTCGCGGTCGCAGACAACTTGCGTGTGGCTTATCTCGCAGAGCGTCCTGCCTCAGTTGATGGCAATGGAACTCGGCGACTACCCGATGTGGATGCCTCCGACGAACCTGGCTGGCGCTCCGAACGGGACTTTGTTCGGCCGTCCGATTTACGCGATCGAGAACTGCTCGGCGCTTGGAACTTCGGGCGACATCATTCTCGCCGATCCTCAGTGCTACCTGCTCATCACCAAGGGCGGGCCGCAGTTCGCGACTTCCATCCACGTCAAATTCGTAAGCGACGAGACCACTTTGAGGCTTGTACTGCGCGTTGATGGCCAGCCGTCGTGGTCAACGACTCTCACGCCGAAGGACAACTCCGGCGCCGTTTCTCCGTTCGTAGTTCTTTCTGATGCCCGTTAAAGGAGGGTGATATGTCACGATCAGATCATCTCCCGTTGGGCCTCGGAATCGCTGAGATACTGCCCATCGGAGTGAATACCAGTGGCCGCAACGGAATCAACATTTGCCTTCGCAATTACCATCGTGCATTCGTGGTATGCCGGATAATGTGCGGAGCAAGTGCTTCGACTGAGACGTTCACACTCGCTCAGTCTTCCGGGGCGGCAGGCACAGCGGCCGGCACAGGCGAAAAGGCGCTCACGAATAACGTTCCATTCATGTACTGCAACGACTGCAGCCTTACTGAGGATGGCGGGCAGGACGTGAACTGGACCGTGGGTACGCCGGCAAAAGCCTGGACGACCGATGCCGCGCAATCCAAGAGCAAGATCGTCGTCTTCGACATCGTTCCAGAGGATTGTCTCGATCTCGCAAACAACTTTGACGGGATTACCGTCAACACCGGCGGTTCTGCGTCGGCACATTACGGCGAAGTGTTCGCCATTCTGTTGCCGCGATACAAACCGCCACTAACCGTAACCAGTGATCAAGCGTTCGATACCGGAGGGAGCAAGTCGATATCGTTGTCGGCCTCTTCGTCCGTTTCGGCTTCGGCATCGGCCAGTTAAGAGAGGAGGATAACTTGAACTTAGCTGAAACATGCCACTTCGTAAATCTTCACCCTCCTCAAGATAATTCGACGAATCCCAAGGTATTGCCGGTATTCGATCTTGAGGGCTATAGTCACGTCACGATCATCGTTCAGATCGGGGCGTCGCATTCGGATGCAGGCTTCTTCACTATCGAGCAGTGCAACGCGCTTTCGCCCTCGGTCCATCCTGACTTCGCGTTTCAGTATTATGCCGAAGAGACGGATGCCGGAGACGTACTTGATGCTGCTCCGACGCGCGTAGTCGCGGCTACCGGAATCGACATGGCTCCGGCCGGTGTCAATAACATCATGTACGTGGTGGAAATTGATGCGGCTGAACTCACTTCCGGATATCATCATCTGCGTTGCAATATGAGCGCGGCTGGTGGTGCCAATCTTGTCAGTTGTCTCGCCATCCTGTCCGGCGCCCGGAATGCTTGT